TCTGGTGGGTTAAACTTCCAAGACCTTTTGGGCGGCAATGCTCAAGTATACACGACCTCTGGAAGAAAATCACTCATTGCGTTTTCATCAAGCGCAACTGGCATCCAGTTTTTCCGTAACGCCACGTCTGGCTCGTTCAACGGCACTATCGACAACATCTCCGTCAAAGAAATCCAAGGCAGCCACGCCACCCAAGCCACTACCGCTTCTCAACCGACTTATGGTATCGTGCCTCTGGGTGGTCGGAGGAATTTGCTGGAGAGGACTGAAGAGTTTGATAATGCGGTTTGGACTAAACAGAACGGTAGCATCACCTCAACCTCTGAAACCGCGCCTGACGGGACTTCAACGGCGGACAAGTTTACCCCAGCAGCGACACCCAGCGTGGACCACAGGATTATCGTTTCCAGTACGTTCACAACGTCTGGGGGATACACGCTTTCTCTGTGGGTAAAGCCCTCTGGCTACAGTAAATTTGGCTTCAGAAACGGTGCGATTGGCAACTATGCTTCATTTGACCTTTCTGGCGCAGGGTCCGTTATTCAGGTCAGCGGTTTGACTGCATCAATAGCATCCGCCGCAAACGGCTTCTATCGCGTTGAGATAAAGGACACATCTGCGACTGTCCGAGTTGATTTCTGGCCGCTCGACAACTCTTACACGACCGGGTCGCCAAGCATTTACTCGTACACAGGCGATGGCACATCCGGCATTTTCCTCTGGGGCGCTCAACTAGAACTCGGTTCCACCGCCACAGCCTACCAGCGCGTCACCACACAATATGACGTGACCGAAGCCGGGGTGCAGTCCCTGTCGTATCTAGCCTTTGATGGTGTGGATGACGGGATGGTTACCCCCACTATCACACCGGGTACAGACAAGGTTCAGGTCTTTGCTGGGGTGCGGAAGCTGTCGGATGCGGCGCGTGGAACAATTGTCGAGCATAGCGCCACCATCGCATCAAACAATGGCTCATTCCATTTGACTGCGCCGAATGCTGCAAGTGCGACATTTGGATTTGAGAGCAAAGGTACAACGCTAACAGATGCGGTTGCGACATTTGCAGCACCGACAACCAGAGTAGTTACTGGGGTTGGAGATATTGCAGGAGATAGCACAATTATTCGTGCTAATGGTGCGCAGCAAGATCAAGACACTGGTGATCAAGGAACCGGCAACTACCTTGCTTATCCCCTCTACATCGGTCGCCGCGCTGGAACGACACTGCCCTTCAATGGTCAATTCTACAGCATGATCGTCCGCTTCGGTGCCAACCTAGACGCTGGGACTATCACCTCAACTGAGACTTTTGTAAATGAAAAGACGGGAGCATACTGATGCGAATTACATGCTCTTGTCCTGAACTACTTATCCCCGATGCAAACCAGTATGCCATGTGCCTTGGCTTCTCTGAAGCTGATGGGGAAACCTATCGTGGTTTGAACTGGGTGGACGCTCAAGGCAACCTCTATGCAGCAGCATCCTTCGAAGCCAGAGACGAATGGATCATCCTCGCACAGGCACCCCTACAGCGCCCTCTCTGGGACACTGAAGAGATTATCGACATGGTAGCCGCAGAACGTGCTCAAGCTGCTCTAGCGTTCAGCACAGAGGCTCTCAGCGCATCTCCTACAGCCTTGACTGCTATTGGTGGTATGGATGGCCTATCCGCTCTTGTAGCTATGGGGTTGTCTGTAGTTGAACAAGAATAAACAGAAACTACGGAAGAGTGATCTCCTATGAATAAGTTGTCCGAAACATCTGCTAAAATGACGCTTGGTGTGTCGGGTAAGAACACTTATGCCGGAGACATCAGGGCTGACGAATACCAACAGGACCTCAAGGGGAAACGTGGTATCCAAAAGTACAAAGAAATGCGCGATGGGAATGCCATCATCGGTGCTATCATGTACGCTGTAGAACAAACCCTACGAGATGTAGAAATCAAAATCAAGCCTGCTGACGATAGTGAAGAAGCAAAACGTGAAGCTGACTTCCTTAAATCTGTGTTGGATGACATGGATGAAAGCCTTGACGATCACATCTCGGAAGCACTGTCTTACTTGACTTATGGGTTTGGTTGGTTTGAAGTTATCTACAAACGTCGTGAGGGTGACTTCCGTAGTCCCAAGAAGAACTCTAAGTTCAACGATGGTCGTATTGGTGTAAAGAAGATTGCCATTCGTGCCCCTTGGACTGTTGAACGCTTTGAAATCAACCAATCCACTGGTGAAGTCTTGGGCATGTACCAAGAAGCCACTTGGGGTAAACTCTCCGTAATGATTCCTGTTGAAAAGTCTGTTTACTACAGAACTACAAGTTTGAATAATGATCCTTCTGGTCGTTCAGTTCTTAGGAATGCTTATGTCAGCTATACTTACCTCAATAAAATTCAGAATTATGAAGCCGTGGCTATTGAACGAGAACTTCATGGTGTTCCTATTGGACGTATGCCTGCGGAGTATTTGAGTTCAGATGCTTCAGCAGACCAAACCAATCTAAGGTCACAGTTTGAACGTATCCTTCGTGATCTAAAGAACAATGATCAAGGTTATGCCCTCCTGCCATCCGACCTTTATGTAGATGCAGATGGTAAGCCTACCAACCAACGTCTTATGGACATTGAACTGATTACTGCTAATGGCTCCCGGTCTATCGACATTGACCCTGTAGTCAAACGCTACCAACACGATATTGCCCGTAGCCTTATGGCTGAGTTCCTTATGCTTGGTTCTAGTGGTGGCTCTTATGCACTCTCCAAGACCAAGACGGACTTGTTTCTTCGTAGCCTTGAGAGCTATATCAACAATATTGTAGATGTCCTCAATAAGCAACTCGTAGAACGCATCTGGCAACTCAATGGCCTCTCTTGGGATGTTATGCCTAAGTTGGTTGCAGGGGACGTTGCCGCACATGATATTGCCCAGATTTCCTCTCTGTTGCGTAACATGAATAACGCGGACGTTCCGTTGTACCAGCACCCTGAAACTATTGCTGACATTATGTCTATTGCTGAAATCACCTTTGATAAGGACAGGTATGAAGAAAACCTTGCCACAAGAGAAGAAAAGAATGCAGTGGACCGAAGAGTTGCTCAAGCAGGAATCTCAGAAGTACCAAACGCTGAAGGACTTTAGGGAAAAATCACCAAGTGCTTATGCAACCTACTATTACAAAGGTAAGCCCTCTGGTGTAATTGACCATCTTGTAAATGATAGGGTGCCTTGGTCTGTAGAAACTGCTACAGAAGAGGCTAGTAAATACAGCGATAGGTGGTCTTTTCAAAAGAACTCTGGTGGTGCTTACAGATATCTTTGGAAGAGAAATCTCTTAGATAGTGTTTTCGAGCCTTTACCAGAAACTACCTCTTGGGACGAAGCCTCTGTAAGAGATGTCGCAAGTAAGTGCAATCACCGTACAGACTTTAAGATGAAGTATGGTGGTGCTTACAAGTGGGCTTATAAAAAAGGCATCTTGTCTGAGTTGTTTGGAGAAACCTACAATACACCAGAATGTGACAACAACATTGTCTACGTTTGGTCTGTTAAAGGTCTACCAGATATTTACAAGGTAGGTAAGACTTCTGATAGGCTTGGTCTACGCAGGATTAAATATTCTTGTCGTAAAGGTTCTATTGAGGCCGAACAAGTCTGGTTGTTTCACACAGAAGACGCTAAGAACTTAGAAAAGAACTTGCTGGCTTTTGGCAAACCTTATGACTTCGATTACAAATTTAGCGGTTCCACGGAGTTTAGGCAAATGAATACTGAAGAACTAAAACAGTGCCTATCTTTGTGTGGGCAAGAAGTAAACCCGGAGGCTGTACCCAATGCCTAACACCAAGATTAGTGCCTTGACTGCCCTTACGGGTGCTGATGCTGCACAGAATGATGTCCTTGCTATCGTAGACACCTCTACTGCAACTACGAAGAAGATTACTCGTGAAGAACTCTTTAAGTCTGTTGATTACCTCGCCCTTGATCTTGCTAACGGTCTCGTTAGTCCCACCGATGGTCAACTGACTTGGGATGCTACCTACAACACCCTTGCTGTAGGACTAAATGGCGGTAACGTTGTTATGCACGTTGGTCAGGATACTTACTATCGTGTT